GGCAGAGGAAAAGATTTAACAATTTGGGAAGAAGTAATTATCGGAAACGAGAACGGAGTAAATCCCTATGGTGAAATTCCTATTATTGACCTACCATTTAGTTACGATCCTAATTATCCTGTACCTTCACCACTTGGCAGGCAAACTATAGAGCTGAATGCTTTATTGTCTGTTTACCTTCAATCAGGTTCGATGCAAGTTGGTCAAATGGTTTTAAAATATCCAAGTGATCAATCAATCGAGACTGTGACAAGTGGGATATTTACAGGAATGAAACTTCCGCAGTCAAAGAATCCAGATGATCCAGAAACAACTGCAGAATACATAAGTCCAAATCCTGACCTTGCAGGACATAAAGAATCAATCATGACTTTTATGAACATGATTTTAGATGAGCAAGGAATCCAGGGAAATCAGGTTATAAATCCAAATGAAACCTTTTCTTCTGGTGTTGATAGAATGCTAGCAAGTGCAGACGTTCAACAAATAATTGAGGAAAACCAAGAAAAATACCTTGATCTTGAACATGAGGTTTTTGAGCTTGTGAAAAAAATAAATGAAAAACTTGGTGGTTATAAATACACTTCATCTGATTTAACAGTTAAGTTTCAAAAGCCAAAGATGATGATTTCTGATTCTGAAAAACTAGACAATCTTAAGAAGAAAAAAGATTTAGGTATTTTTGATAATTGGGAATTGTTAATCGACTATAACCCAAACTTAAGCGAGCAAGAAGCAAGAGCAAAGCTTGAAGCTCTAACTGCGGACAGACTTAAGAGCGTTTTAATGGTGAATGATGCCAATAACTAAAGAAGAAGTTTCTTATGAGTTCAAAATAGACCTTGATAAATATGTTCCAAAAGAGCAAAAGAAACTATCAAGGAATGAAAAAGATGAGCTTAAAGAGATTATTGGCGAGCACTTAATCAATAACATTCTTATGAAAGTTTCTGATTCGATAAGTCCAGTTACAGGGAAAAAGTTTAAGAAATTAAATGAAGCCTATGCCAATAGAGAAAAGAATGGCGATAGAAGTGCAAACCTAGAGCTATATGGATCAATGTTAAATGCTTTAGAGGTCGAGTCAACGGACAAAGGAATTATGATAGGTGTCTTTGACGACGATGAGGCCATTAAATTATATAATCACAATGTCGGTGACACTCTCCCTAAAAGACAAGTGATACCAGACAAGGGGCAAAACTTCACAAAAGTTGTTCAGAAAGGAATTGATGAAATAATTAAAGACTATTTAGAGGAAAGATAGTGGTTAAAATTAATTTTGATAGAGTTAAATATCGTGCTCTTTTAAATAAGTCACTCCAAGAAGCGAATAAAGATTTTATTAGTCGCCTTCAAATAGAAAAAATAGTTAAAAAGATTTATGATTTGATTCTCGCTGGAATTACACCAGTGGGAAATATTCCAAGAAAGTTTCAAGCGTACTCAAAAAGCTATAGATCATACTTAAAAGGCGATGTAAGCTTTATCACAATAAAAGGAAAAGTTATTCCCATTACTCCGAGCGTTGATGGGAAAATCACGTGGAAAAACCCGAGCAAGGTGAATCTTTTCTTTTATGGCGACATGCTAAATAGTTTGTACTCTAAAATTAGCGGCAACGTTTTAAAGATTGGTTTTAGCGACAAGAAAGCGGTTTATCACAACGGATCAGATAGTGTTAAGCCAAGGGTTGAGAGAAGGCTTTTGCCTACAAGAAAAGGCGAAACCTGGACACCGACCATAGACACAATGATCAAACGAACAGGAAAAAAAGCCATTGTAAAAGCATTCGAGAAAAATAAACAACTCAATAAAATAGTTATTAAGTTGAAAACCAAGACTTGACATGGTGTCAAGTTAAAAAATAAAATGGAGTAAACGATGTCAGAAATCGCAAACGTTGACGAAGGTCAACAATCTAATGCAGAACTGCAAAAAGAAACAATTAACATTGAAGAATTAACAGCAAGATTAGCTCAGTTAGAATCAACAAATAATCGTTTGTTAGATGAAAACAAGAAAATTAAGTCAAAGTACAAAGAAACTTCTAGTGCTTATGAAATTGCTGAAAGAGAAAAACTTGAAAAAGAAGGGAACTGGCAAGCGGTTGTCGAGGCCGAGAGAAAGAAAAGAGAAAGCCTCGAACAAGAAAACAAAGAATTTAAAGGGAAAATGATTAGAACAAATCTTAACCTGGCAGTTTCTAAGTACGCAGCGGAAGTTCACGACCTTGAAGATTTATTAAATCAACCTAAGTTTACTCATATTCTCACTGGTGCAATTGATTCTGAAAATATGACAATCGATGATGGAAAAGTAAAAGAATATGTAAACGAAGTTTTAAAAGCTAAGCCTTACATGAAAAGAAACTTAGAAATTCCTCAAACAGTTACCACGAGACCAGGAATGCAAGCGGTGGCTGATAAGAAACCAGAAGAAATGACCTCTAAAGAATTAGAGGATTATATTAAGAAACTCTATAATTAATCCCAAAACGGAGGGGACAAAATGACAGTACAAACAGCAGCAAACGCTACAAAGAATTTGCTAATTACTAACCTAGTTCAAAAAGAATTAGCTTTCGGAGTAAAGATTGCTAACTCGGGAATCATTACGGATTTAAGCGCCCTAGCGGTGAAGGGTTTAAAAGAAATACACATGCCCAAGTTGAGTGGCTTTACTGCTGCTTCAAGGGTTGCAGGTGCTGCTTATGTTCCAAGTGTATTAACTGATTCGGTTGATATTCTTGCGTTAAATAAAATCGAAGGTCTTTCTTATGTTCAAGACGGATCATTAGTGCAGTCAACTATATCTTGGGAATTAGAAGCCGCTAAGAGAAGTGCAAGTGCCATCGCAAGAAAAATTGAAAGTTCACTAGTTGCTGGAATTATCGCTGCTGGAACAGCAGTTGGAACAGCAGGTAATATCACTAAGGCAATCGTTCTTGATGCAAGAGAAGCTCTTTTAAAAGCTAATGCAGATATGAACAATGTTGTTTTAGTTATCTCTCCTAACCAAGAATCAGCTTTATTGGGTCTTTCAGACTTTACTCAAGCTTATTTATATGGTGCTCCAAACGCTCCACTTTATGATGGTATGATCGGAAAAGTTTTAGGTATTCCAGTTGTAGTTTCAAATGCTCTAGGTGATGCTGATTTCTTCTTCATTGAAAAATCAGGATACGCAGTAGCTTACCAAGCAGGCCCAGATATGGGATCAATGCCAGACGTAAACTACGGGCCAAAGGCTTTCGTAACATCAATGGAAGTTATCTATGGACATGCACCAATGCAAGCTTCTGCAGGTGTTTCTCCATTGATCATCAAAGCTGGTGTTTAATTGGCAGTAAGTGCTTCTTTAGTTCCAAATTTTTTAGAGGCATCAACCGCAAAAGGGTTGGTGCTTCTTTGTACTAAGCTAAATATGCTTAGTGGTAAATTTATTTCTTATACTTTTTTGCACGATGGTAAAAAGTTTTATGCCTTTTATTTCTGGGACGCACTTGATCCGTTACCGAACTTAAAGGAAAAAGATGTCATTAAGTAATTCAATCGAAGACAGAGAATATAGTAAGTTTAGAGACGGCAATAAAGTTGCGGTCACAAACGAAGACGAACAAACGTCTTTAAGATTTGAACAAGTTTCATCATCTGTTCTATATTTGGCGACTGGTTTATTTGGTGCACTTGATACAGAATTAAAATGGAAAATCCAAAAAGTAGAAATAACTGGTGCTTTTGTTTCTATTAAAAATGCTTCGAATGCTTTTGATAAAGCTTGGAGCGATCGAGCGAGTTTGACGTATTTATGAGGATATATAAAATAAAAAACAACATTAATGGAAAGGTTTATATTGGTCAAACAACCTCGCCTGGAAAGGTGAGGTGGTTGAATCATGTAAACAAGTTGAGAAAAAATATACACCCAAATAAACACCTTCAATCTGCATGGAATAAATACGGAGAGAAGTCTTTTACTTATAAAATAATAACAAATTCATGCGTTGGTCTTTTAGATGTTTTAGAAAAAAAATATATTAATAAATATAAATCTACCGACAATAAGTATGGCTACAACAAAGACGGTGGTGGGCACCTAAGCAGAAAAAGAGCACCAATATCGCAAGAGACTAGAAGGAAACTATCAATTGCGAGGATTGGGAAAAAAAGAGGCCCACACTCACGGGCGACAAAAAATAAAATATCATTAGCGAATAAAGGAAAACCAGCCTATAACAAGGGTGTTTCCAGTAACAAGAAAGGCATTCCAAGCGGCATTAGTCCATCAGTAGAAACAAGGTTAAAGATGTCAGAAAAAGCAAAGGCTTTCTGGGTTAAAAAGAAATCCAGAGAAGGATGTCTTGATGTCTGATTTTAAAATTGTTAAATTACTCGATCCGATTACGCTAAATATTAGTGGGCCTAAGTTTGTTGGTGAATATAATAACACGACAACTTATGCGGTCGGTGAATCTGTTTCATATAATGGCTCAAGCTATGTTGCATTTGTTTCAACGACTGGAAATATTCCAACGAATACTTCCTATTGGCAATTGTTAGCAAGCAAGGGTGATCCTGGATCAAGCACAAATTTTGCGGTTGAATGTAGAAACGAAACAGGTTCAACAATTCCAGTTTTTAAAGTTGTTTATATTAACGGAGCAACTGGAAATAAACCAACAATAAATTACGCTCAAGCAAATAACGCAATTACTAGTGATGAGGTAATAGGTATAACTGCAGAGCCAATTGCAAACAACTCAGTTGGAACGGTTGTTTCATTTGGGGTTATTGCTGGAGTTGATACAAGTGCGTGGGCAGATGGAACAAAGTTATATCTTTCTGCAAGTGTTGCAGGTGGAGTTACATCAACAATACCAACGCAACCAGATCACATTGTTAGTTTAGGAATTGTAACCAGAAGTCATGCGTCATTGGGTGAAGTTTTAATTAATATTGATGTCGGTGGACACCTAACAAGTTTGCACGATGTTTTAATCACATCACCAGCAACAAACCAGGTTCTTTCTTACAATGGAACAGTTTGGATAAATAAAACTACAAGATATGTTCACTCACAAGCCTCTGCGTCTGCAACTTGGACTGTAAATCACAATCTCGGATATAATCCAACGTGCGTTGTTATCACTTCTGGCGGTCTTCAAATTGAACCGGAAATTTTACATATATCAACAAATCAAACTATAATTTATATGAACACATCAATATCGGGCACTGCTCGATTCACATAGGATAAAAAATGGCAAAACTAGTTTTAAGCGATTTAGATTTTAACAGTGTTTCAAAGATTAATAACCTTCCAGATGCGACTCTTGACCAACAACCTGCAACGTTTAAGCAATTAAATGCAGCGGTAGAAGGTTTACAAGACAAAGGTGTTGCAGTTGTAGCAACTCAAGCAAACATCAACCTTGCTTCTCCTGGTGCAACGATTGATGGCGTGACCTTAAGTGCAAGTGAAAATTTAGTTTTAGTTCGTGCACAAACAACAGCTTCTGAAAATGGTTTATATATTTGGAATGGTGCTGCGGTTGCAATGACAAGAGCACCTAGCATGAGTGTTTCTGCTGAATTCAACAATGCGGTAATCATGGTTGCAGGTGGAACAAGTGCTGGTGTTACATATAGACAAACAGCTTTAAACCCAACAGTTGGAACAACTTCAATTGCATTTGTTACATTTGGGACTTCGGTAAGTGCTGCATCTGAAACTTCTGCTGGTATTGCAGAGCTTGCAACTCAAGCTGAAACAGATACAGGAACAGATGATTTAAGAATCGTTACTCCACTTAAATTAAAAACAGCTTCATTTTTACTTAGAAAATTTTCATCAACTTTCGGTGATGGTTCTGCTACTCAGTACGACATTACTCATAATTTAAACTCAGCAGATTGTCACGTTGCAGTTTATGTTGTTGCAACAGGTGAAGAAGTTCTTTGTGACATAAAGAGAAACTCGGTAAACGTAGTGAGATTAAATTTCTCATCTGCGCCGGCTTCAAACTCTTTAAGATGTGTGGTAATTAGCTAGTGAAAATATTATCTAATCAAGATTTCAACAGCGTTAGCAGGATTCAGAATCTTCCCGACGCTGCTTCAAATCAAGAGCCATCGACATACTCACAACTCATCACAAAAGTTGGTGCATTATCTGAAAAAAGATTTTGTAGAACTTCTTCTGGTGGTGTGAATATAAACTTATCTTCTGCTCCAGCAAACATAAACGGAGTTGTTTTAAACAATCTCGATAGAGTTGGAATTTTTAATCAGACAACCGCATCTGAAAATGGAATTTATGTTTTTAATGGTGCTGGAAACGCAATGACAAGAGCATTAGATGCAAATACCGCTGAAATGCTTAGTGGTTTTTGTGTTTATATTTCAGAGGGTGGAAATAATGGCTCTAAGTTTAGACACCCATATATAATTACAACAGTTGGAACTGATGCGATAAATATTATCCCAGAACCAATTGGCTATCATCAACAATCAATCGACACATTAACATGGTCAGGTGCTTTAGATGGGCAAGTTATTCAATGGAGCGATGCTTTAAATAGTTGGATTCCAGCTACGGTATCAGGTGGAAGTGGCTCTCCTGGTGGCTCCAACACACAGGTACAATATAACAATAGTGGTTCGTTTGCCGGTGCTGCAAATGTTGCAGTTGATAGCGGTGACTTACTTTTGAATTATTCTGGATCAGTTCCGGCCGCAACGTCTAGTGATAAACTGAAAATATTTGCAAGAAAAATAAGTGGAAGAATGCTTCCTGCGTATGTGGGGCCATCTGGTATTGACTCTGCAGTGCAACCATTAATGGCAAGAAATAAAATAGCTTATTGGAACCCGCCAGGCAACGCAACGACTGTTCCTGGTGTTTTTGGGATGCAAGCACCAACTGCCGTTGGTACCGCAACGACAAGAAACGTTGCTACAACAAACGTATTAACAAGAATGAAAAGACTTGGATATGTTACCGCAGCAACTGCAGGAACACTTGCAAGTCATTATAACACAGTCACACAATATACAACAGGAACAGGTTCTGGTCTTGGTGGTTTTCATTTTGTATGCAGGTTTGCTGTTTCCGATGCAGCTGCTGTTTCTGGTGCAAGACACTTTTGTGGAATAAGTTCTGCAACAGCGGCACCAACAAACGTTGAGCCAAGTACTTTGACAAATTCAATAGGAGTTGCCCAGTTGTCAACCGACAACACGCAGTGGTATTTGGTTTATGGTGGATCAGCAGCTCAGACAGCCATTGCACTAGGAACTTCGATTGGATCGCCAACGCTAAACAATACCGCCTGGGATTTATCTTTATTCTCTCCACCAAATCAAAACGCAGTTGTTTATTATGAGCTTACCAACATTGGAACGGGTGTAAGTGTTTCTGGCACACTATCTGGAACACCAGGCACAACGACTCCGGCATCAACAACACTTTTAACTTATAGACAATTTAGAACAAATAACGCCACCGCACTAGCGGTTGGTATTGATATTTGTTCGGTATATTGGGAAACCGATCAATGAAAGATTATACAATTATTTTAGATGAGGGTATTGTTATAAGGAACAGCGATGGAGTTACAATTGCTCCCTGTCAGTCAACAATAGAAAATAGTTTTGTTGAATACATAAATTGGATCAATCAAGGAAACGAGCCAGATATTTTAGAAACAAGGTTGTAAAATGTTAAAAGTTTTTATCGATAGCACAGATATAAGTTATTCAATGGAAAATTATCAAGAGGATGAATATTCATTTGTCCTCTTGGCAACAGGTGAAATTATGATCGGTTATTATAAGCCGATTAATGCTTTATATGTTGAGCTTAAAACACCAAACATAAACGCAGCGACAATGAGTTTTTACTATTACAATGGTACTTCTTATTTAACTGCACCATTTAGAGACGATACTAAAGGACTGACCAGATCGGGGTTTATTAAATGGGATCGCAACCTAGACAAAGAAGCTTCAAAACTTGAGAATGGTGAAACTCTTTATTGGTACAAATTAAAGTTAAGCGTTGATTCTTCTGCGACAATTGCAAAAGGTATCAATTTAGTATTTTCAAATGACAATGATTTAAAGGAAGAATATCCAACAATCATGGATATGTTACCAGAAAACGATGCTTCTTTTATTCGATTTCATACCGCCTCAAGAAAAGACATTGTTTCTTATTTTAAAGGGCAAGGTAAATACATTTTAAATAATGGTAAAAAGAAAAACCTAGATCAATTTGATCTTTTAGAGTTTGAAGAAGTGCGAGACGCTTCTAAATTCTTAACTCTTGCGAAAATTCTTCACTGGCAATCTGATGCGGTGGACGATAAGTGGTATCAAAAAGCCAAAATGTATGAGTCAAAATATGGTGAAAAGCTTTCTGCGGTCAATCTTTCAGTTGATGAAAATGACGACGGCAAACAAAGCAATTCAGAGATAAACGCTATTCAATCAATATCAATTGTGAGGCAATAATGAGCGTTGCTAGCGAGATTTTAGCAGCACTTGAGACAAAGGTAGCGGATTTATTTCCGACCTTTAAAAAAGCCAAATTCTCTTACGAGATTGAAAAGAATAATCGGAAAAATTCTACTAAAATATTTGCAGTTAAGCCGCTAGGTGGAAACTCTACAAGTGGGATGACTCTTTCTGCGACTTTTTCACAAGATTTTGCGGTTGTTTTGTCTGACATATACAACCCGAAAAACGACACTGATTCGCAAATAACCACTGTTATTCTTGATCTTCAAGACAAGATTCAAGATTTAAACAAAGATATTCTTCAAAAAAGACTAGATTTAACATCGGCAAAAGTTTTATTAGTGCAATTGGTGGGAATTTCAGAACCAGAAATTGATTTAGAAAATAATAGCGTAACCATCACGGCTACGTTTACAATTAATTATCGAGTAATGTTATAAGGAGATTTATATGGCCATAGGATTGATTAAAAATGAAACAAGTTTATTCGTAAAAGAAGAAACAGTTGAAGGAACTTACGTTGCACCTGCATCGGCAGCGGACGCATTAGAAATAAGTACAGATTATGCTGGTTTTTCTTACGAAGCAGAAGCAATCGAAAGAAATAATTTAACGAACACAATAGAAAAAGTTGCATCAAGAGTCGGAATGGCATCGGTTGCCGGTGAAATTCCAGTTGAGCTAAAAGCAAATTCAACTGCTGGTTCAGCTCCTTATGCAAACGTTCTTTATAAATCTTTATTAGGTGGAAAGCACCAGTTAACTAGCGTTGTAACAACTACAACTGCAAACACAACTACAACTTTAAATATGTCAGCTCCAAATGCTGCTTTATTCAAAAAAGGAATGGTTGTTAAGGTTAATAGTGCTGGTGCCCATGAGCTTCGCCCAGTAAGTGCTGTTGGTGCAACATCAATTACACTTGCAATTCCACTTTCATCTGCTCCTGCCGATGGTGTTACAATTGAAAAAGTAACTACATATTACCATGCGTCGGGTGCTCCAACTTTCTCTGCAACATCTTTTACAGGTGGAAAAATTGAAAATAGAGCAAGTGGATTAAGAGCGATTTCTGCGTCAATTGACGGATGGGAAACATCTTCTCTTCCAATGGTAAAATTCTCAACTGAAGGCTTAAATTTAACTAAACAAGTTGGAGTTCCAGCTTATACTGCTAACTTTGGATCAGATGCTTTACCGCCTGTTATCCTTGGTGCATGTGCATACGTTGGTGGGGTTGAGGTTGATTATTCTTCATTTACTCTTTCAATTGAAAACACAAAAGCAGAAATGTTAAGTGCGTGTCAAGAGTCGGGAAAAATCGGTTCAAGATTTACGGCACTTTCAATTAAGGGTGAAATTAACCCTTATATGGACGATGCGAACGTTGATAGATTTACAAACTTCAAAGCAAACGCAGATACGTCTGTATTTATCTTTGCAGCAAACCCAGGAACTGTTGCTGGTGAAATTAAAGAAGCGGTTGCTTTCTGGATTCCACAAGCAAAAATTACTGCGCTAACCGAAGAAGATTCAGATGGTGTTATGGTTGATAAACTAGCTTTCGAATCTTATAGAAAAGATGGCGGTGATTCAATTTTCTGTTCATTCATCTAGCGGACGGATTCGCTGGGCGTAGATACTCCTTGTTGAGTGGGAAGCTTTAGGGCTTCCCATTTTGTTTCTTTCCTTGTTAAAATTCTAAAAACAAGGAGAGCATATATGGCAAAGATTTTAAGATTGTCTGATATTGTAGAAATTGAATGTGGTGAAATTAAGGTTGGCGTTTCAACTCTTTCTGCAATGCAAAGAAGCGAGATTGGTAACTGTATTACAATGAGTGGTGGTGTTGAGAGAATGGATAATCAAAAGACCGCTCTTTTAACCATTAAGCATTCAGTAAAGCAATTATCTGGAATTGAAAATCACGATGGGACTAATTATGAATTGGTTTTTGAAGATATTCAAAAGACAACTTTAACTGAAAACTGTGCGGTTGAACTTTTAACTTTCTTCACATCTACACCGATCTATGACGCTATAAATATGGCAACCGTTGGAATTTTGACATCTAAAATAAAGGGTGTCTCGATGAAGGTTTTAACTGAAAAAAAGTAAATTCTCTCTTGGATTATATAATTAGCGTCACTAGCGAGATTTCTTATTTATCAAACGACGAAGTGAGAGAGTTGATATCAACCTACTTCTCAATAATGGATAAAAGTTTTAATTGCGTTGATTGTAAAAAAAGAATGTCGGTTGAAGCTAGAAATCTAATGAGAGGGTGTGAAAAACCAGCAGATAAAGACATTTTCACTTGGAAAAATAGAATATCATTCAAATCATGTCCGGTTAATTATTACAATTCTGGTAGTGCGTTGCTTGTTGAATATTTTAGACATTTTGAAAAGGGAGCATTACCATTTAAAGGTGGACTTATGGAACAACCTGGTAAAATCCTAGATGTTTTTTCTTTGTTTGAGAGTTTAAAGGTTGAAATGGAATTAGACCGACTCAAAAAAATAGAAAAAATGAACAAAAAGGCAAACAGTAAATGGCAAACGAAGTCGAAGTAGACATTGGTTTAGATACAAAAGCCTTATTAGAATCACTAAAGGCCGTTGAAAACTCTGTAAATCAGTTATCTAAAGTAACTGGCAATGCAATGAGTGGTGTCGCCAACGAGACTGAAAAAAGCTCAAAAAGAACAGTTAAAGCAATCGAAGATAATTTTTCACCACTAAAAAGACTTGGTGAAAATATGGTTCAATCTTTCACGATTGGAAATATTGCAGCAAATGTTATTACAAAGACTATTGGATGGTTGGGAAATAAGATAGATGAAACCGTTCAAGATGTTGTTCAATTCAAAAGAGCACTTTTGGAAATTGAAACTATTCTTCCAAAAAATACAAAACTTACACAGGCACTAGTTAAATCATTAGAGGATTTGTCTGTTCAATATGGAACATCTGCCGCTTCACAGGCTAAGGCTTATTATCAAATCATTTCCGCAGGTGTTACTGATGTGTCAGATGCAAATGAATTGCTAATTAGATCAAACGAGTTGGCAACTGGTGGACTTGCAGATATTGCAGGAACAATTGACGTTTTAACATCTGTTTATAATGTTTATGGAAAAGAAGTTATTAGTGCATCAGAAGCATCAGATTCGCTTTTTAAAACTGTTCAATTAGGTAAAACAACTATTCCAGAACTTCAAAGCGACATCGGTCGATTACTTCCACAAGCTCAATCTTTTGGTGTTTCACTAGATGAAGTTGGTGCTTCAATGGTTCAACTTACCAATGCTGGTATTCAAACAAGAATTGCGACATCTTATTTGTCTGCATTGTTCACATCTATAGCAAGACAAGGAAAAGAATTAGGGCCTACGATGAACGCAGCGGCAGTTCAAACAGACGGCTTTGGCGTTGTAATGCAAAGATTGATCGACAAGACAGGTGGATCAAGTGAAAAGTTAATGGCATTGCTTGGAACTTCTGAAGCGGTTAGAGCGGTCTTAGCATTATCAAAGGGTGGTTTGGATAAATATAACCAAACACTGGCAGAGTATTCAAACAAAGCAGGTATAGCTGCTGAGGCATCTAAAAAAATACAAACTCAAGACATTGGTAAACAGTGGGATCAGTTTGCTGCAAGCATATCAAGAGTAACTAGAGAGATTGGAAACGGATTAGTTCCGGTTTTTACCGATCTTTTAAGAATTGCAAACTCTTCATCGACTTTAACTAAATTAAGCGACTCAATACCAAATGAGCAAAAAATAATTGGTGTCAGAAGACAAATAGCAGATTTAAACACCCTGCTAGATCAAGGAAAAATAAGTCAGTCTGGATACGCTCAAGCAGTTGAAAAGCTAAATGAAAAAATAAGTGTATTATCAAACACACTTCCAACAGCAACCAATCCTTTAATAACTCAAGTTTCAGTATTAAGAGCAGAAGCCGCAAAGCTTTCGCAAGAAATAACATCTTCTAAGTTATCTTTTGATGTTTTTGATAAATCGGGGCCTATTGCTGCGACTGCAAAAACAGTTGAGTTGGAAAATAAATTAAAAGAAGTTAATGCTCAAATTGCGTTGCTAGAAAAGAAAGATATTCGTCCTAAGACAGACCCAACAGAAACAAACACTGTTCAAGATTCTGCACAAGTAAAAACACTCACTGCCGATCTTCAATTGTTAAATCAACAAGTCGAGCTTTATAATATAAACAAAGCAACTCAAGCGAACATTGAAACTCAAACTGATCCTTATGCGGCAAAACAGGCTTCAATTGATGCAGAATTTGAGTATCAAGCACAGTTGATTTTAATTAATCAACAAGCAGAAGATCAAAAGGCAGAAGCAAAGCTAACCGCACTCTCAACAGAAGACCAAATAAATGAAGCTAGACTTCAAAAACAAAAAAACTTAGCCGATGCACAGTTTAAAATAACTCAATTGAACGATAAAAGAGAGTTTGAATCGAAGAAAGCTCTAAAGGCAAGTGAAGACGCTCTTTATCAGGCAAGATTAACAACCGCAGGAAACTTTTTACAAGCAGGAGTTAATCTAACAAAGCAAGGATCGACTGCACAAAAAGCTATTATGGCAACACAAGCTACAATGGATACTTGGGCAGGTGTCAACCGAGTTCTTGCAGATGCAACAATTCCAGTTTTAGCAAAGCCAGCTTTCGTCGCTTCAACCATCGCACTTGGTTTAAGCAATGTTGCAAAAATCGCAGGATTATCTTTTGAACAGGGTGGGATTGTTCCTGGAAATTCTTATTCGGGTGACAATATTCAAGCAAGGGTAAACTCTTCTGAAATGATTTTAAACCGCCAACAACAAGCTCAACTTTTCCGTCAAGCAAATGGCGAGGGTGGAAGTTCTGACGCTTTATTAGGTGCAATTTCATCGCTAGGTGATAGAATTGAAAAGATGAACATCACAGTTGTTGCAAATGGAAGAGAGCTAGCAAGACTAATGAAAGAAGAACAGAAAAGCGGATTTTCTTTTGCGTAGGATTAAATGAGTACAAAATTTTATATATATAACGAAGTAACTAATGCAACCTTGATCCCTTCAAGTGTGAACGCATCATTTCCTGCGAGTAATTTAAAAGATGATAGACGTACAAAGGTATTTAGAAGCACTTCCAATTCTTCTGATATTGTATTTGATCTTGGAACTTCTCGACCTATAGACTCTTTTTTTATCGTTGATCATACGACAAGCGGATTTGGTGTCAATTCTTTGACATTAGAATTAAACGGAACAAACGAATGGTCTTCACCTGTATTTTCACAGGCGATCACTCTTGATTTTGATTTTGGAATTGGAAAAGCAGAGTTCACCGAAGGAAATTATCGTTTTGCCAGGCTGGTAATGACTTCGACTGCTGGATATTGCGAATTGAGTAATGTTTTCATCGGAAAAAGAACAGAATATTTAGATTTCGATATTAGTTATCCATTAACTTTAGTTAATAACAACCTTTCAATCATTTCAAAAAACAGATACGGACAAAGATTTATCGATGAGGTCACAACTCAAAGAAAAATTAAAGGCAATCTCGAGAACATGAACCAAGCAGAAGCAGATGATGTTATCTCTTGGATTAGTTATGTTTCAAATACAATCCCATTTTTCGTAAGTTTTGATGGTATTCAGTCGCTGACAAACTCTAATCGATTAAATGGAATGTATTATTTAAACAATGAACCTGGATTCACTCTTAACAGAGGCAATTATTGGTCTTGTTCGTTAGACCTTGAGGAATCAACATGAAGTTAGTTGTTGAAGAATTAAAAAGCACCACGCTAGCTCAGAATATGAATTTGACAATTAGTGCTGGTCTTTATTCTCCAACATTCGCTCCGTGGTTGTATTTTCACAACCTATCAACAGGTTCTTTCATGTTTAGAATTAACGGCCCCGATGGTTTTTTATCAGATAGATTCTTTACGATTGCAGATATAAAGGCACAGCTTGGAACGACTGATAATTATGGGCATGTCTTTTTTAGAATCCCATTTACAGGTGAAAGATTTCCAAGAGGTGAGTATATTTTAAACTTAACTTATACCGATTACACTTATGATCCAGATTCTTATCTTGGATGGTGCAAAGATTGGGAAAATGATTTTGAAGAAACTCTAATTTCTCCGTGGCAGGATCGCCCATATTGTTTTAGAATTTTTAACAAAGATAATAGAGAGATATAAAATGGCTTTAAAGATAATAAATTTTCCAGATGGCTATGCGAGTTCTTCGACTCCACCAACTACAACTCTATTAACTAATGCAGATTTGGGAGTGACAGTTTGTCCGCTTGATATAACAAATAAAGTAGATTCTGTTTATCTTCCTTCATACGTTGATGATGTTTTAGAATATGCCGATCTTGCTTCTTTTCCAGGAGCAGGGACAACTGGTAAAATCTATGTATCACTAGACACAAACTTAACTTATCGTTGGAGTGGATCAACTTACGTTGAAATATCTACAAGTAAAGTGTTAAGCGTAAACGGAAACATTGGTGTTGTTACAATAGACAAAGCAAGTGTTGGACTTGGAAGCGTTCCGAATGTGGACGCTACAAATCCAGCTAATATTTCACAAACTGCTTCATATAGATTCGTAACTGATACGGAAAAAGCAACGTGGAATGCTTCTGCAATTCGCAATGACACTTATGCAAACCTTGTCACTTGGGCAACAACAACCGGCAACACTGCGTTAGGTTTTTCAACCGATACTAAAATTTTATATTATGTTGTGGACAATGTTCTACAGGAGATTGATGTAATGAGAACAATAAGCGGTACAATTACAACTGCACAAGTCACAGTGGGAACCACTGCTGTTCGTGCAACAGTTGCCGGAGCTGCACCAAGTGCAACGAGAAAACGTTTAATGCTTACACCAGACACTACAAATACGGGTTCTATTTATTTAGGTGGAAGTGGCGTGACAACATCTACAGGAAAAATTATTGTGGGGCCGGACTCGCTTTATATAGATTGGGATGCGTCTGACTATTATTTAATAAGCGATACAGCTTCGCAAAAAGTTCATATTATCGAGGTGGTGTAATGAGAAAATTAATTGCATCATTTTTAATATCTTTTAATTTAATGGCAGCACCGACAGGTTACAAAAACGAAACTGCTACAGTTCCGACTTACACACAAAACCTAGTTGCACCAAACAACCAATTCACAAAACAAGCTGGATTAGATTCAAGAATTGAAACGGGTAACGAAAACCTTTTAGCGAATCCAAGCTTTGAAGCTGCGACAGCTTCGACTTCGTGGACAAAGACAGGCCCGACAAATACGTTTACAGATGAAACAACTTCAAAAGTAAGTGGAAAAAAATCACTCAAGTTTGGAATCGTGACAACATCTGCAACCGGAGTAAGACAAGATTCAACAATAAACGCAAGTGACCTTGCAGGACTTCAAGGTGCAGTTTCTATTTATGTAAAGACAGCAATCACCGGAGTGCAGGTTTGTCCTCGTGCCGATGGTGCAGTTGTAACTGCTTCATGCATGAATGTTTTAAGTGATAATGTTTGGCACAACTATATAATAGCAACTACGCTAAGTGGAACTTCAAATGGAATTGAAATTCAAAGAACTTCTTTAACAACAGGTGATGTTTATTTAGATAATGCTTTTGTGGGATTGAGCTCACCTTTTCAGAATGTGGGGGGTGCGAAGTTGGTTGGTACTGTTACGATTACAGGGTGTGCGTCCGAGTGGACAACTTCATCTACTTCTTATGTTGATTTTCCGGTTCAAACAGGGTGCGTTTATACGACATCGGGGCAAGCATTGGCACCATCGACAATGATACCAGCAATTAAATTTGCATCACTTCCGGCTGGTGACTACAAGTTAGAATATGAGGGCGGACTACATAATAACGTAGCTGGGCAAAATAGCTATTATCAATTTTGGGATGGCACCAACACAGCTAGGGAGCAAACTTATAACAATGGACAAGGTTCAACAATAAATAACACCTCGTCTATATCACAAACAATTAGTTATTCGGCATCTCAAAGCAACATAACTCTTTCAATAAGAGGTAAGCAGGTGTCAGCCGGCAACGTGTATATTGGTGGCATGACTGCTTTTCCTGGAACAATTAAAGTTTGGTATTTTCCACCAGAATCAAAAATCTATTCTCAAGCTTCGCAAGATTACGCATATACAAACGCAGGAACAATTACAATTGGTGCGACAACAACTGCACCAACAAAAGGAACAACTGTAGTAGATAGAATTATGGCTTCAAGAAAGGGGCAAAATCTACTTGCAAAATACCAATACGAACAATCTGGTGCGGGTTCTGCTGGAAGTGGAGACTACTTATTTTCACTTCCATCTGGACTAAGTTTTGATGCAAATTTAATAACTCCATACTCAGGCGGAGTAGGTGCACAGGTTTCTGGGTTAGGTAAGTCGGTAGTTGGATATGGTAAAGCATCGGGAGATATTACTCCATCGCATAGTGCTTTATTGATAGCATACGATTCTACAAGATTTAGAGTCCTAGTTACTTATTCTACTGGTGGACATTCATTTGTGCAAAATGCGGCTTGGTCACTAGGAAATTCTACGGCTTCGTTTAGTTTAAACTTAGACGCACCAATCTCGGGCTGGCAAGACTACGGTGTTATTGTCGGATCATTCGCAGGAATTGAAAAGTGTGCAAATGATTATGAATGTACTGATACTTTTAGTGCGAAGGTTGATACTTCGGGAGTAGTAACAAATCAAAATATTCCTTGGATTTCTGGAACGTGTTCGGTTTCACTTGGTGCGATTGGATGTAATTTAATAAGTGGATTAAAAGACGGTGTAAGTAATTTATCTAGCCCTTTAAATTGTACGGCAATTGTGACTGACACGGTAGCTTCAAATGCCTATGGTGTTAAGCAAAATCCAAACACAACAACAACAACCGCGGTTGGCTTTACCTCAATCAATACTAACTCTGGAAGTGCGACAAGCTTACCTATATTAATTAAATGTCAAAAAGGAACTAACGACTACAAACCTAAAACTGCAAAGGTCGCAACCTCAATCGGAATACCAACAGTTCCAGGAATAACAACAACTGGAAGTGGGAATTTAATTGATACGTTTTCTTTTTCTTATGGAACTACAAACGCAACGACTGTTTGCTCGGCTTCGCCTTGTTCTTATTTAGATCAGATAGGAAGTGCGGTGACAAGTGTGACGAGAACTGGAACTGGAGCCTATACCATTAACTTTGGAAAGACTTATACAAAATTAAAATGCACATCTAGCTCTGTTGGTGCAGTTGCTGGAACGCAAGACCCAATTACATGTACATCAAGCTGCTCATCTGTTTCATTTATAACAAGGGCTACTACCACTGGATCTGCCCAAGATAATTACGGTACAGTTTACTGCCAAGGAAGTTACTAGATGAAACGTCAAATAACGCACGAATCTTTAGAATTAATAAGACACTTCGAGGGTTTTTATCCTAAGCCATATCTTGATCCTGTTGGTATACCAACCATAGGCATAGGAACAATTGCTTATCCAGATGGACAAAAGGTTAAATTAACTGATCCTCCAATCACAGAAGAAAAAGCATATGAATATCTTATGTTTGAAATCTCAGATAAAGCAGATCAGGTTCATAACTTTTTAACTAAATCATCTGTTCTTTTATCAGATCAGCAATACTCTGCACTTGTTTCGTTTGCTTATAACTGCGGATGCGGGCCTATTCTTGATAGTGGTCGCTCTATGCACGAAGCAATTAAGAGTGATAATATTATGAAGATTGCAGACTGTTTTCTAATTTACAATAAAGCTACTAAAAAATTCGGCCCATTTAAAAGAACAGTCGAACTTGCAGGACTTACTAGAAGAAGAAAAGCAGAAAGACATTTATTCTTAAATGGCTTTAATAGGTTTTATTTTTAATGAAGACATATCAAGATTTGATTAATCAAACTAGAAGCAGAAAACATGTTTTGGCAATTATCAGGTCAAAATGTGAACTTAAAGTTTTCTCTTTAGTTTCTGGAACAACTTACGAGAAAGAAGTTCCTTTCTTCGTTGAGTCAATGACATTTAATGGAGTAAATAAAACTTTTACTTACGATATTCAAACGAAAAAAATCACATTTACGAGTGCAACTTCGCCTGAAAACTTTCAGGTAATTGTCACTTATAAGCATTTCTTTTCGAACTCTTCTTTGGTTCTACCTCATAACCTCGCTTTGGGTGTTGCAGAAGTAGAATATGATTCAAGATTGATCGATATTGGAGAGTTGAAGCTTGAGCTTGATTATGAAAATACCGGCATTGCTTTAGAAAGTAATTCATCGATCACGCTAGAAAATTCAGATGGTTTTTTCGATGATGTTTTTGATACTCATATTTGGGAAAATCAAAACGTCGAGTTTTATTATCACTTTGAAGAGCTTCCACTAACCGACACGAAGCTTATTTATAAAGGAGTGATTGAAAACAAATCATTTAATCCTAAGCAAATTAAATTCTCAATTAAAGATCGCTTCTATAGCTTAAGAAACGCACTTAATTTAAATACATTTTCGGCACTAGACGGGTCGCTCGATGAAGCTCATTACGAAAAGCCAAAAAGAAGAATTTACGGAGAAGTTTCAAAGTTAAGAGTTAATTCTATATCAATGCAAAAAGGTGTTATATTTGGAACTGGAACAGTTGCTGGAATATCAGGTGCGGCAATTGTAACTGGAACAGGTACAACATTTTTAAGCGAGATTTCACCTGGCGATCAACTTGTTATTGATTCGCTAGGTGATTCAAAAGAATATTCTATTTTGTCAGTTGATTCAGACACGCAATTAACACTATCAGAAAACATCACAACTTCATTTACCGCTATTGCTTTAAAAGTTAAATCAGACGTTCCAAGTCGCAATTACAACAGACGCTGGAGTATTGCAGGTCACAAGCTTTACGAATGCAATAAAGCCATCACAGTGGTTAATAACTCGCTCTCGGTTGATGTTTCAGATGCTTCTGATTTTGAGGTTGATGATTTGGTGGAATTAAACGGATCGACCTACGTAATCAGAACAATCAAAGGCAACACGATTAGAGTTAATCAAAATATTTCACCAACTCCAATTGTTAGTGACATTCTTAAAAAAGTTCCATGTTTCAAAGCTTATTATGGAATTAATGAGCTTGTTTACAATAGAGATTTCACACTTGAAAACAGCACGGATCATGCGGTTTTAGTTTTAGACAGCAAGGCAGAAGAGAATATCACTGCTCCAAAGTTAAAATCTGTTACATTAAGTTGGACAAATGGATCAAGAAATATAACAACTTCGAGCGGTGTTGATCTTAAGACAATCTTTAAAACAAGAGATATGATTAAGCCATCGAACGTGACTTATTCAAATTACTATGAAGTTTTAGAAGTTCAAGAATCTCAAATTAAAATCAGAACAATATTTTCAGACGCAACTTTTACTGGAACCGTTCTTTTAAAAGAAATGAATTGGATTGAAGACGACTCTGTTGTTTGTGTTGACTGTATTGGACTAGGTACGACTAAATGGATTCGCTATCCTGCAGACATAGTTAAACACATAATAAACAACGATGCAGGACAGACGACAAATGACGCTTCTTTTGCCGATTCGGTATTAGATGCCAAATATAAATTATCTGCATTCTTCCCAAGAAACATTGGTGACAGTTCACCTGTCATAAAAGATTGCATCACAGAGATAAATGAAAGCGTTTTTGGATCATTGTTTTATGATTCTTATTATGATTTTAAGTTTTCAATTCTTAATTCTAACAAACCAGAAAGCATTCTTGAGATAAAAGAAGATGATGTTTTAAGCTATGAATCAATTACAAAAAACAACATCATTAACAAGGGAATAATTGAACACCGAGACGAGACAAATCTCATCACTGGTGAGCAATTTAGAAGTTCGATAACCAAAGGAAGCGACTTCGTAGATAGAACAAGCGGAATTAAGCAACAAAAGACGATTCAAAGTTTGGTTTTCTCGAGTGACGATGCAGATTTGCTGCTTCAAAGGTTTATGTTTTTTAACTCGCTAACGAATTCAATCGTAAAAGTTAAGGCTAAATTAAATCTTTCAAATCTAAACTTAAACGATGCAGTGCAAATAACATTTGATAGAATTTATCGCCGTTATGGCGGAAAAAACAAAACAAAAATAGGCTTAATTAATCTTGTCTCAAAAAATGAGACTACAACAACAGTTCAAATAAATGACTTATCTGGTTTGTTTAATCGAGTTCCTTCGATTGCTCCAGATACTTTGGATAATATCACAGTGGCAAACGAATCAGAAATTGCCAAATTTGGATTTGTGGTCGACAATAATACTAATAATCCAGACGGCACCGATAATTATACTGGTGCTAATTTAATAGGTTAATATGGCATTTGAAGTTATCGATCCAGGTGAATACACAGTCGGAAAAGCATTAAGGGCCGATCTTTTTAGAAAGATTAAGGTTGATCTTGATGATTTAGATGCGAGGGCCACAGCACTTGAGGGTGGAAGCGGTGCAATCGACATTTTTAATAGTGATGTTTTAATTGGGTCAAATGCAACACTAACAGGCGTGGCATATTGGGAAGCTCCATTTGACTTAACACTTGCCGAGTGTGCAATTCAAATTTTTGCTCGAGGTTCAGTTACATCTGGAACTCTTACGATTGACATCAAAAAGAATGCGACACCAAACCCAACAGGAATGGTTTCTGTTTTTACAACTTCTCCGACTATAAGCATGGCATCTGTTTCTGATTATCATCGAGCAACTGGGACGTTTAATCCAACCAATCAATCAATTACTCAAGGTCAAATATTACGATTTGACATAACCTCACTACCAAACAACCTAACAGCGTTTAGAATTATTTTAAAAGGTGGATTTTAATGTCTACAATAATTAATGGTGCAAGATTTAAAGTTTTTACATCTAGTGGAAGTTTTACCATTCCAGATGGTGTTAGTTTGGTTTTTGTAACCTGTGTTGGCGGTGGCGGTGGTGGATATGGTAGTAATGGCGGTGGGGGTGGTTCTGGTAAATATATTCTAAGACACCCACTTGTGGTAACATCAGGGGCAACACATACAATCACTGTTGGAAGTGCTGGTTCTGGTGGAAGTTCTGGTGCAGGAACCGATGGTGGAACTACCTCTTTTGGTTCTTTGCTAAGTGCTCCTGGTGGAACCAGGGGTGGAATTGGAACAAGTACAGCCGGTGGAGCTGGTGGAACTAGTTCGTTTCCGCCAAACTTCAACGGAACAACCGGTTCAAGTGGAAGTGGTGCCGCTGGGGCAGATAGTATGATTGGTCAAGGTGGCCCAACTGCTTCTTCTGGACCAGGAGCCGGAAATAGTGCAACTGGTTTTGGTGCCGGTGGTAGCGGTATCGGACTTGGTGTTGCCGGAAGTGGTAGCCCTGGAATATTAATTGTTGAGTGGTAAATGATTATAATATATTTATTAATATTTTTTTCACTCGGATCAACCATAAACTCAAATGTTTGTCAAAAATGCAACGAGACTAAAGAATGCTCAAAAAAGTAGGTGCCGAGGCCATATTAACCGCAATAATCATACCGATAATTATCTGGTTTGCTGGTTTTGTTGTTAGTAGCTACAACTCTTTTGCAGAAGTTCAAAACATTAAAGAAGATATTCGATCAATTAAAGAAGACACCAATTATATTAGAAATTATTTATTGGAAAAGAAATGAAACAAGAAATCGCTTATTTTATCGGTTTGGTTTTATATTCAATGCTTGAAAAATGGATTGCCAATAATCCAAAAATAAAAGAAAATTCTTTTATCGATTTAATATTATCAATTTTAAAAGGAAGTAAAAAATGAAAGTAGATGCTAAAAAAATCTTATTAGATTCAATTGACGTAGAAAAATTATGCTTTGCAATTATCGATGAAGTTTTAGAACCAGCTTTAGATGAAGTTGTAAAAGATTCAGCTAACCCAATTGACGACACTGTTAAAGCTTTGGTTTATCCACCTCTTGAACTTGAATTAAAAAAACTTATTTCTAAAAAAGTTGCTGAACTTAAAGCTTAGTGACTCATCAAGAATATATTGATTCAATAAAGGCATCTGCCCTAGAGATAGGAAAAGATGCCGTTATTAATTACATCGCAAAAAAAGCACCTTTCTTTTTAGTTCCAATTCTTAATCCAATTACAAATCTAATCGTTTCAAAAATACTAAGCATATTAATCACAGAAACGGAGTTTGCAGCGTTCTTTTTATACATTGATACAAGGACAAGTCATCAAGGTGAAGTCTTTGCACAAATGGCATACAAGAACTCTAAAGCTCAAAAAGAAGGATCAGAAGAAGAAAAGAAAATAGCCCTGGAGAATTTAGAAAATGCGTTTCGTAATCTTGTTAAGTTTACTCACTAGTTGTGCGACTGTCCCAGATATTTACGTGTGCGTTGAAGAATCGCCATCGCAAGCATTCTGCACTTATACAATTTCAGATAAAGATTTTTATATAAATGACAGTCAAAAAATTGACGGCAAAACATACTGGGATATTAAGCCAACAATGCTTAGGATTCCCTATAAGTCTTGGGTTGAAATTAAGTCTTTCATAATTAAAACTTGCAAGCGTCAAAATTGTGACAAAGACATCGCTTCGTGGAATAGAAAGCTTGAATCGATCGACTCTAAACTGCAACCAATAGAGATAGATAAAGAGTAAGTTTCTCAGGTTTTATTTTTGTTGAATAGGTAAATTTTTCCTATATCATTTTACTATAGGAGTGATAATGGGTGTTGTTCATCGTGTGAATCTTCCAAAGTCTCATTGGATGGTGTTCGTAATGTCTGACCTACACAGCTTCCATATCCATAAGCCTTCATTATCTATTCTTATAAAACACGCATTATCGCTCCCAATAAAACCATCTTTAGTCATTAATGGTGACTTCTTCGACTTTGCTTTTTTAATGCCAAAAAATCCTTTATATAAACTCTGGATTGATCGCAAAGATGGAATTGAGCAATTCTTTTTACCAGAATATGAAAAAGAAATCAAATGGGGCAATGACTTGCTAGATGAATTGCAAATGGTTTTTAAAGATATAATTTTTATTATGGGAAACCATGACAATCCCAGGGTTGATCAATTTAGAGAATCATGTCCAGAAATGTATAAACCTCATTTCGATATTGTTAGAAGTTTAGGATTAGAAAAGCGTGGCATTGGGTGGGCTTTTTACAATGACTGGGTTGATCTTGGTAACATATCACTGACTCATGGTCAGGCACATGGCCCATCGGCAAAAAAGAAACACTGGGAAAAATCAGGCGGACGCTCTGTAATATTTGGACATGTTCACACTGCAGAATGCTCTACGTTTGCAAGCAGAGGAAACACAACCGCGGTTTGGTCACTTCCATCAATGGCAGACTTAAATCCACATTATATAAAAAATGGTGAGGTTGCCTGGCAAAACGGATATGGAACATTAGTGATAAAGCCAAATGGAAATTTCAACTTTCATACGCACTTAATTTACGACGACGAGCTATGTTTACCAGATGGCAGGGTTATAAAGGCATAAAATGAAAATACCAATTCTCGGTGTTGAGTATGAAATCATAGAGCGTGCAGAACATTTGCAAGATGACGACTTACCAGAAGGAGAATGCTGTTATCAAACCAAAAGAATATTTTTAAAAAAAACCTTAAGAGATAAAGACACACTGAGCCATGAGCTAAATCACGCTATTTTGTTCGAATCATCTGTTTATTATGCAATTGAACAACAAACCCAAGAGGTGATATGTCAACAATTCGCAAAAGTATATTCAAAACTATTCTATTTGCGATTCAGATAATGCCAGTATTTTATCCAACTAATATAACCTTTGCCGCTGAAACTTATCTTTGTTACGAAAACCCTTATCGGTGCATAATTTTAACAGATTCAGATGAACCAGAAATCACAATTCAAGACTTCACCGATGAAGACTTAGAAGATATTGGCCAGTGATTTAAAAGAAACTCTTCTCCCACTAAAAAACACGCTTGCTATTGTTGCTGGAATAAACATGATCACGCAGAACATGAACCATAAGAAACGTTTAAGCATTGTTTATTCTCCTCTATCTATTGGGCATATATCCATACCACTCATTAAATATTTTATTATATTCTTCTTTTGCTTTTTCTGGTGTTTCAAAATACCCAAGTGTATATTTAGTTTTTTGTATGGATATTCTCGACATGAATCTATTGCCCACCTTGCTAACACCTGTTGGATAGCTTGATTTCTTTTTCTTTTTACGTTGATTTATTGCTTGGGTTGTTTTATCTGCCCACCTACAGTTTTCCTTAAAATATCCAAGATCATTGTTAATTCTATCTATTGAATGTGTTTTTGTTGGCGGATTTCCCATGTCGTTAAAAAAGCTCTCGAATGAAATCAACCACTCTTCACATACGTCAATCCCTCTTCCTCCATAGTCTCTATAAAAAGGATCATTTGGGTTGGTGCATCTATTTCTTAATGAGTTCCATGCTCTATAGGTCTTTAGATTTGTGTTATTGTGTTTGTATAGTTTTTTTATTTTTAAATGGTCTGGGTTGACACAAGACTTATTTGGACAAGTGTGAACAATGGCATCATGTGTTCCTATTTCTCCGTTTTTTAAAACATAAGATATTCTGTGTGCTAAAAAATTTTTCTTTCCAATTCCAAATTGGCCGCATCCTTCTTTTGTTATAACGCCTGTCCAGATCCAACAATCATTATCGTCTTTTTTAATTCTAGAATTAAATCTTTCTACGTGTTTAATATCCACTTTAACCCAACCTTACTCCATGTAAATTCAACAACTCATCACGCTTTGCGATTTCTGCTTTGAGAGATTCGATTTCAGCTTGAGTAGACTTAACTCCTTCATTAAAACCATTCCTAAATGCAGTGCTTATGATTCTTCTATCCCTGTTAGTATAGTTATCACTTAACGTTTTAAATATGCTTGAAAGAATTGTTAGCATTTTTTGATGTTGTTCTTCGTTCATTTATTCCTCGATGTGGTTAAGTCCATAAGTGCAGACTTCATTCTCTGGGAAACAGTCTTTAAGCATGCAAAATGAACTAAGATTATAAATATCAAGATAATCATTGAGGTCAATTATTCTATATCCTACACAATTAAAGTCTTTCCAAAATTCTATTAAAAACAAATTAAAAATTAATTCATCGTGTTTCATCTATTTCCTCATCATCCACAATTAATCTAATTTTTCCCAGCTTTTCTATAATCACCCTGTACTCATCGCACTTGTTCATAAACTGGTCATAGTAGTGATCTGCCCTTCGTTGCTCTTGCTCGTATAGTTCTTTGTAATCTTGTTCCCACTCGCTCACTTTGCACCCTCAATCAATAATGCAAGCTCTTTTAAGCTGGAAATTGTCTCTTTTATTTTATTTTTAGTTTCTTCGTAATTACCTTTACACTCAGAGTAATATTTCAAATGCTCTTCCAATGAAACAATGTCCTCTAATACGTTTTCTAAACCTGTACCCATGTTAAAACCTCACAACCACTCTTCGTTTTTGTTTATTCTTCTGATTCTCTTTTAATGCTTTATCTGCAAACTCTTTCAAGTTAAATTCTTCAAGCTTCTTTTTTATTGTCTTTGGACAGGCTTCTAGTTCATTTGCCAGCGTCTCGTAAGAATAACTATTGCTTAACGCTTCCAAAATTCTTTTTATTTGCATTTAAAATCTCTCTTGTTTTAATAAGTTTATTTTCTTTTGCAAGTCTTCTTCTTATCCAATCCTGAGTTGTTCCAAAGTGAATTGATATTTGCTCAAACTTACAACAAACTTTTGCATACTCAAATATCTCATCAGCAGTAAAGTCATGTTTAAGCGGAATTGGTTTTCTATTAAAAGATAATCCTGCCATTAAAACCGCCCATAAAGAATGATATGCAAGATAAATTCTTTTAAAATATAAATTGCCAGCGATCCCTTAATCATCATTTCAATATATTCCTTAAGGTTTCTTTTTGCAGTAACTTCAAAATTAACAGCACTAATATATAATGCTAACTTTTCCGATTTCATAACTTGTCCCATTGTATGTGATTTCTTGATTATCAATGTTTTCATTGATGAATCTTTTGTTAATTCTAAATTTATTAAGGTCGCAGCAATATTTGCAATTTATTAAGTCAATATTCTCGCTAAAAACACGATGTCTATATTTTCTTTTACACGTATTAAGTGAGTAGTGAATGACTGTTGTCGCTGCCTTAATTTGATTTCTTAGGTTTAATTTCTTCGATTGTGGAACTACAAATTCCATAGTCGAAATTATAGAATTTTCCTTGATTAATACATTCTTTTCTTTCTCTAATGACATAAAAAATACCCCAAAATAAAAACACAAATAAACAAAGCATCATAATTCCAATTATTGTATTGATAGTTTCATCAAGCTTTTTCATTATAAAAATCCTCGATAATGTTTTTGTAAGATACTTTGCCTTTAGACAGCTTAACTATTGCCATCTTTAGTTTATCATCTGGCAAGCATCGCCCAACTCTCCAATTTGAAACTCTACTCGCTTGCACGTTTAACTTTTTCGCAAGCTTCCCAGTAGATTGTTTTTCGATAAAATCAATTAATTTCATGTTTCCAACTTCCTTTGGTTTTGTCTTCATACCAATTATTTTCAAGCAACCACTCTTTTATTTGTGGATATCTTTTAACTAAAAAGCTCATCGGCTTCGAGTGCATCATCGTGTGACAAGAGAAGCAGCACGGAAAATGATTCCAGGATTCATTCTCGCATTCTGGCCATGCCTTGCGAGTATATACATGATGAATCGCATTTCCATTCTCGGTTTGCTTGTAACAAACTGTGCATGGCTTATCTGTTTTCCAATTACTCATTTACAATTTCTTCTGGATTAGATGCCTTTGCGATCTTTGTTTCCAAATCTCTAATCAATAACGCCATTGCCCGAAGCTTAAACTCGTTTTCATTAATGTTTTTTAAATAATGGTCGTGATACCAATTCGCTTCTTTTAAATCAGAAACTAACTTTTCATTTTCTGCGTTTACTCTTTTTTTAAAATCTCCAAAAGATTCAAATACTAATTTTTCACTCATTTTATTATCCCTGATAATTTGTTATAGATGTTTATAAGCTCATCATTGTTCATTTTTTCAACGTCTTTAAATGAAGAAACCTTTAGTTTATCATTTAAGAACCTTTGCTTTTCTTCTGTTGACTTGCCTTGAGTTTGTTTTGCAAGTTCAACCTTTATTTTATCCACGTTGTTTTGCTTTTCTTTGTAGTCAACTCTTGGTTTTTCAAACTGTTTTGGCTTTGAAGCAGCGTTGCCATCGTCATCCTCGTCGGCCGTTGAAACCCCGAGCATTGCCATCAATGAATATCTTTTTAAATAAGTTATTTGCGAACCCATTTTTTGAACATCGCCAGCGTTTTGCATTGGCATTTCAGATGATACAGATTCACCTGATGCGTGCATTAGTTTTGTGCACAAAAATAATAAATTATTCTCATGTTTAAAAGTTTGAACTATTGCCAGGTCATGCTTTGTTAATATCGGCAAAACCTCATCTAAAACAGCGGCAAGAGTTGCGTATTTGGAATTAAAATATGAGTTCTTCATATCCTTTGCAACTGGCTTCAATTCTGCCTGAAATTTAATAAAAGCTTTCGTTAATTCGCTCATTTTCCCACCTTAAACATTACTGTTTCTTCACCTTGTTTTATTTTTGCACCATCAACCATTTCTCCAGCATCAAGTGCTTTTTTAATTTTTTCTTTGTCTACTTCAATAATTGTTTTTGTTCTAAAGAAGTCTGGCGGTAGAATCTTTTCATCATAAACCTCAACCGACTCTCTGCCTTTTCTGAATTTAATTGAGTTTAGATTTCCTTTAATTTCTTTTGCCCCGATTTGATCCATACAAACCTTTACATACTTAGAATATTTCTCAATCTGGCTTTCGGTGATCTTTCTAAGTTCTTTTAGTTCTGATTCACGCTTTTTTACTGCATCGAGATAATCATCTAATTGCTGTTTGTAATAAACGACCGCATCTGTCTTAGATTGAATAATAGCAATTAATTCTTCGTTCCTGGTTGCCAGCTCTTCACTGCATTCGCTTTCAAGAATTAGCTCTAATTGTCTTAGTTCGCTAGTTAGCCCATATAAACTACCCATTTATTAATCCTTGTTTTAAAAGTCTAAATCTTGTTTTGCAATTTCTATCGTCGCATGTGACTTTAATTCCCTGACTTAATCTTTTACCAACTCGAACAACTTCATTTCCGCAATCACATTTGCAAAGATAGGTGCGGTGTCGATCTTTTTTAAGCGTCTTGGTAATTAACAATTCAGTAAAGCCGTGCGGCTTAATAATAGTTAGAAAGCCAAATTTCATTCCTGTTTTATCGAATAAGTGCATATCAATTCCCTTTCGCTGGTAAATTAATCAAATTAATTGAGTATGTAAATCAAATAAAATGAATAATTTTCAACCTAATTGAATCAAATAGTTAGGCGGTTTACATTAATTTTACCTAGAAATGGTAAAAACAGCATAAAGTGTGGTACAATTTATAAAAGTGAGGTTAATATGAGATATTACAAGGTTCAGTTAGAAAATGGATTATTTGGAATTGTGGATTTGAAATCAAAATGGAAGATAATGGAAAACGGAGTTCAGTTATATACATCATTAATGGTTGGTTTTGGATTTGATGAAGAAAGAGCAGACTTAATGATTGAAACTTTTAACAAGCGAGTATCAAAATGATTTATATTAAAAGATTTTTAAAATGCCAGAAGTGTGATTTTGACAGCGAGCTTTGCATTGTTTCCGAAACAGGAAAAGACAATGAGGAAATATTCTGCCAGGATTGTTTTAGAGAATTAGAACAAAAAGAAATCGACGAGATTCCACCAGAAAGACCTTTTCCAAGTTACATTAACGGAGAAAGATTCGAATGAAATTATTTAAACTGTTTATAATATTTCATGGGTTGTTAATAATACTAATTATTTTAGATGCGGTAGGTAGATTATGAGAGTTTTAGTCGCTTGTGAATATTCTGGAACAGTTCGAGAGGCATTTAGAAAGCTCGGTCACGATGCTTGGTCGTGCGATATTATACCGAGTGATGACAACAGCCCTTATCACTTTCAATGTGATGTTTTTGAGGTGGTTAACCAAGGGTGGGATTTAATGATCGCTCATCCGCCCTGTACCCATTTGGCGGTTTCTGGTGCAAAACATTTTCACAAAAAAATAAATGAACAAAAAGATGCATTAGAGTTTGTAAAAAAACTAATGGACTTGAATATTAAAAAAATATGCATAGAGAATCCAGTTAGTGTAATTTCTACAAAGATAAGAAAACCAGACCAGATAATACAACCTTGGCAATTTGGGCACGAGGCACAAAAAACAACCTGTCTTTGGCTTAAAGGTTTACCCCTTCTCATGCATACAAAAATTGTTAATAAGGGTGAGTTTTATATTAGCCCCTCTGGTAAAAAACTTCCTAAATGGTACAGCGATAACAAAAGTGCAAAAATAAGATCAAAAACATTTCAAGGAATAGCGGACGCAATGGCAGAACAATGGGGCAGAAATGAGTAGAACAAAGGGTGCATTAAATAAAGACCAAGAAGCGGTTAAATCAAATAAGTGTTCTTTTAGAATTTCAGATTCAAACCTGGAGTTTCTTTTAATGAACTACGCATCAATTCAAGCTGCTATTGACTCAATGATTGAAAAAGAAGTTAAATCTTTAAATGGAAATAAAATTAAATCTAAAACCGCTAAGTTTAAATAATGCATATCGCAACAATAGACAAGGCATTCGCTTTAAAACTAAAAAGTACCAAGAGTTCAAAAAGCAGTTCGATGAACAGATTAAACCCTATTTAAACGAGCTTAAAAGCCTGTTTAATGCGTTTGAATCCGGTAGGCATGGCGTTTATACCACTTATGATATATTCTGCCCTATAATGACAAAAGATGGTCGAATATCTAAAACCAGTGGCGATGCTTCAAACTTCCCAAAACTGCTTGAAGACTTAATATTTCAGCATGGCGTTGATGATTGTAATGTTGTCAGCGTAAGGTCAAGAAAACATCATTCAAAAGAAGTTTATACAATTATACGCATCGAATTAAACGAATTATAGAAAATTTAGTTTACATTTAAATTCGGATAATTTAAAAAATAAAAGCCCCGAGGGGAGTTAGTACCTACTCTTTCAAGAAGCAACACGGCATGGCAAGCAACTTGATCATATAGGACTGCATTCTAATTGCGACGATGACGGATAAAATTAGGAGTTGCGTTAACTGATAACGACATTGATCGGCTCAAACATACTGGAGCAAGTTTAGATCGATGAAGACTGGCCATCAGGTTTTGGCTACGCGGATAATGAAAATGCTAAATAAGATTTCTTAAAAGATTAAGACATCTCAGGGCATATAAGGCATTCTTTTGCTCAAAATCAGGATAAAAAATGGAAAAAGAACTAAATTATAAGCCAACTGAAAAACAATTGAAGTATGCAAGAGACTTAGGAATAACAGACATAAATAAAAGAACATTAAGATATGAAGTATCTTTTATGATTCAAAAGAAGATTTCAGAGAATGAAAAGATTAATGGTTATAAGTTAAAAAGAAAATTAAACATTAAAGATTATTCTCATATTGTACCGGTCTTTAAAAATGAAATACCAATTCATATAATCAGAAAGGCTAAAGCAATGGGAATTGTAATTGATGAGACAATGACCAAAGAAGATGTAGAACTAGAAATTGAATCAATACTTGAAAGAGATTAATTTAAAACAATCTTGACACTTCTAATTTTTAATTCTCTAATATCCAAATAAACGCACGTTTATAAAATGCAATGAAGCATTTCAAGGCATATATGGAAATAAAAGCAAAAGAAATCCAGATGGTCGATTTAGACCTTCTTGTTGAAAATCCTAAAAACAACAACACACACCCAAAAGAACAAATTGAAAGACTAGCAAAATTAATAAAGCATACTGGTTTTAGAAATCCTTTAGTTGTTTCTAATCGTTCTGGGTATGTTTTATGTGGTCACGGAAGAATAGCAGCAGCAAAACAAGCAGGATTAAATGAACTTCCTGTAATTTATCAAGACTTTAAAGATGAAGCAGAAGAATATGCTTATATGACCGCTGACAATGCTATTCACAATTGGTCTTCTCTTGATCTAGCAAAGGTAAATGCTGAAATGCTTGACTTGGGCCCAGATTTTGACATCGACATGTTAGGGATTAAAGATTTTGTAATTGAACCAATAGAGAAATTCGAAGCCCAGTCAGATGAAGATGAAGTGCCAGAAGTTGTCCACCCGATAACTAGACGTGGTGATATTTGGCTATTAGGAAATCATAGACTGATGTGTGGTGATAGTACAATGATTGATGATGTTGAGAAGTTGATGAGTGGAGAAAAGGCCGACATGGTTTTTACCGATCCTCCTTATCGGATGCAAGTTGAAGGTGGCTATGGTCAAGTTGTCGGGCAGGCTGCCAGAAAGTTAGAAGATGCGATTAAACATCTTTGCGAGTTCGATCCAGACGCATTCCTTGGTCTTTTACCAGTTGTTTTCAATAAAGGAATCATGAACAGTTATGTTTTTTGCAACAAAGACTTGGTTCCAGATTATTTAAAATGGGCAGTCGAAAGCGGATATTCTTTTAATATTTTGTTTTGGAAAAAGCCAAACGCAATTCCATTGGGAGGATCACATCGTCCAGATGTGGAATATCTATTACTTTTTAGAAAGGCTGCTATTTGGAACAATGGGTTGAAAGATGTTAATTATTCTAAATGTTTGGAGTATGGAAGAGTTTCTAACAAGCAAGAAACGGGCGGCCATCCAACGCCAAAGCCAATAGAGCTAATTGATAATGAAATAAAAATAAGTTCGAATTCCAATAGTGTCGTTGTTGATTTCTTTAATGGTTCTGGGAGCACCTTAATTTCCTGTGAAAAAAACAATAGGAAGTGCAGATCAATGGAACTTGATGAGAGGTTTTGCGATGTAACAATAAAAAGATGGGAGCAATACACTGGAAAAAAGGCCATCCTTGAGTCTACAAATCAAACCTATGAAGAGTTAAAACTAGATCGAGTTTAGAGGGTGTTTATGGCAAACGATAAAAATAGAAAATTTGAACCAGAATATTGCAAGCTTTTAATTGAGCACATGAAGCTTGGTAAATCTTACGACTCTTTCCCAAGTGTTCTTTATGATAAATTTGATATTTATGTAGGTGTATCTACAATGTATAATTGGGAAAAGGATCATCAAGATTGGGCAGATGCTAAAAAAATAGCGGTTGGTAAAGCTCTTAATTATTATGAAACAAGAGTAATGGCAAAAACATCTGGTCAAAAGATCGATGGGATTAATCCGAAAGATATTGATGCCTATGTTTTAATGGGAATGTTAAAAACTAGATTTTATAAAATATATGGCGATAAGGTTCAACATGATATTACAGACGATGTTAAAAACACTTTTAAATTAAATTACAAAGTGGATAAAAACGAATCTAGTGAATAATTCATCAACTCCAGTTTTAGAAGAATTTGATCCCACAATAATTCCTTTTCAGTACAAGGTTGTTAAATTAATAAGAAGTGATTTTGATTTTAAAAAAGGTGCTTTGGAAATTCTTTTAAGTGGATCGGTCGGATCAGCAAAGTCTTTATTACTCGCACATTTAATCGCCACACATGCCATAATGAATCCAGGATCAGGAATATTGGTTGGAAGGCGAACGCTTAAGGATATGAAGAACACTATTTGGGCAACACTGTTAAGGCATTTTCCGCTTTTAATGGATTATTGGAACAAGGCGGATATGACCATAAGGCTTCCTAATAAAAGCATTATTTATGGCGTTTCTTGGGATGATGGAAATTATAATAAATTTAGATCATACGAACTTTCAATGGCAGTTATTGAAGAATTAACAGAAAACAAAGACAAAGAGATTTACGACGAAATAAGAATGCGTGTTGGTCGGTGTCCGCACGTTAAAGAGAATTTATTAATATGTGCGACCAATCCAGATAGCCCTAGTCATTGGGCATATAAATACTTTGTTGCAAACGAAACTGATTCCAGGAGGGTCTTTTATTCGAAAACAAGTGATAATCCTTTTTTGCCAGCATGGTATATTGAACAATTAAGAGATACCTTAGATGAAAAGCAAGCGATGCGAATGCTTGAAGGTAAATGGATCGAGATTGCACAAGATGTTGTCTATTACTCTTTTGACTCATCGGTTAATTTTATAAATGAAGATTACCAATTCAATAAATATGTTCCAATTGACATAATGCATGACTTCAACATTGGAAAGAATAAGCCGATGTCGCTAGCGGTCGGACAAGTAATCAATTCAGTCTTTCATGTTGCAAAAACTATTTTACTTGAAGGTGCGAGCACTCAAAACATTCTTGATGAGCTTGCAGATTGTGGCGTATTAGACCTTGAATGCCATTTATTTCGAGTTTTCGGTGATGCCTCTGGTTCACACAAGGACACTAGGAATAATCGGTCAGATTACGAGATTATCAAAGATTTCTTATCGAGATACAAAACCAAAAACGGAAGGGCTATTAATTTTGAAATGCAAATAGCTAGATCGAATCCACCGATCAGGGAAAGACACAATTTGATAAATGGCCTATTTAAATCTGCCAGCGGAAAAACTAGAATGTTTATTTATAAACAGGCAAAAGATTCGGTCGAAGGTTTTAGATTAACACAATACAAAAAAGGTGCAAATCTGGTTGAAGACGACTCTTTAAGAGAGCAACACGTAACAACCGCAATCGGATATTGGGCACACAAAGTAGAAAACCACAAACCAAATACACCTATTCAAATCTTTTAATTCATATTACCATTTTCAAAAGAGGTTAAAATGTTAAGTTTAGAATACGCATCAAAAATAATTAGTGAAATTGAATCAACTCCTAACCAAGAGCGAAAAAGAAACGCTTATAAGTCTTACGAGATTCGTGAAGGTCTTCTGGCAAAGTATGTTACTGCTCGACTTGCAGAGATGTTTCCAAAATCTTATATGAATTACTCTGTTGCGGATTATTCTATTCTTAAAAAGATTGTTCAAAAGAAAGCTAAGGCATACAAAGAGGCTCCGATTAGGTCGCTTGAAAATGAAGCGGATACTCAAGAATACCAGGAACTTTTAAAAGACAATTGTTTTAACACTGCGATGAAAGAAATCGACACTCTTTTAAACGAGCACAAGTATTGTGCATTGGCAGTGTTTCCTTATTTTGAAACAAGCATGGATGAAGTAACTGAGAAGCTAATTGGATATGATTTTATCCCAATGGCACCATATATGTATGATGTGGTTAAGAATCAGAAAGGTGAAACAGAGGTTTTTGTTTTATCTTATCCAGACCAAACAATCACAATCGGATCAAATCCAAATTTAGATATTGCTCAATCATCGTCTGCAAATGAAGGCGATGTTCGCTCTTATGTTTTCTGGACAGAAAAAGAACATAGAGTTTTCAAGGCAAAAGGCAGAGGAAAAGATTTAACAATTTGGGAAGAAGTAATTATCGGAAACGAGAACGGAGTAAATCCCTATGGTGAAATTCCTATTATTGACCTACCATTTAGTTACGATCCTAATTATCCTGTACCTT